CTAATCTTGCCACCGATTGAAGCATTTTGGAATTTTGGCATACTAATAAGATCGTCGATCTTATCTCCAGCCTTTTCAAGTCCCTTGAATACAGATGTACTTGCATACTCTCCAAGTTTTTCAAGTGATGTTCCAGCTTCTTTTAGTTTTGCATCGGATTTATCGAGATAATCTGCAAATTCTCCTAAACCTTTCGTTGCTCCCTTCTGGAGACCTTTTCCCCATTTAGAAACAATGTTTATGTCGAACGTATCTTTAATATTTGACATTAATCCAGAAACCGTCGAATTAGATGTTTTGTCCATCATTCCATCAAATTCTTTCAGCCCATTAAGGATTGTCTTAACTGCTTTGTCTCCACTGATTTCGCCCTTTTGAGACATTTCTCTGATCTGGGCTATGGATTTACCCTCTGCATCAGCAAGATACTTCCATGCGTTTATGCCGACATCTGTCAGCTGATTCATGTCCTCTGCGTTCAGCCTTCCGTTTGTTTTCATCTGACCTAAAGCTCTGGATACTCGAGAGATACCCTCTTCTCCAGCTCCAAGTGCTGCGGATGCATTACCGATCTTTGTTAGATCCGGAATAATGTCTTTATCAGAAAAACCATAAGCCAACATCCTTTGAGCATTTGATACTACGGCCGATGTG